CTGTTTCGATGGGTAGAAAAGCGATAGGTATAGAGTTAAAAGATAGTTATTATAAACAGGCTATATTGAATTTAAAAGAGGCTAAAAATAGGTTTAAAGATATTGAACAACCGAGTTTATTTTAGTATCTTTAAGCGTTCAGAGGTAGTAGCCTGAATGAAACGAATTAATTTACCGCCCTTTGGGTTTACGAGGTTTGATATATGCAAACCGCTACTACCGTAAATTTCAAGGGGCTTTCTTTTTTATGACTAAACGCGATACTTGTATATTTTACCGCTCGATGTACGAGGGTATAAAAGACCTACCAAAAGAAACGCAGGCAGAAATTTACGACGCTATTTTTAGCTATTCGCTGGACTTCGAGCAAAAGGAATTAACCGGTATAGCTAAAACTATTTGGACTTTTATAGAACCTGTATTAACTAAAGGAAATACGAATTACATAAACGGAAGTAAACCGAAAGCGAAGCGAATAGAAAGCGAAACCGAAGCGAAACCGAAGCGAATTAAAAGCCAAACCGAAGCCTATAAAGATAAGGATAAGGATAAGGATAAAGAGAAAAATAAAGATAACGCTAACGCGAATTTTAAAAAGTGGGGTAAAGCTGAATTAGTCGAAGCTATGCGACCGTATGCGGATAAATACCCTAAAACGCTTTTAAACGACTTTTTTAATTATTGGAGCGAGCCGTTAGCAAACGGTAAAATACGGGTAACGGCTCAAGACGCTTGGGACACAGGTCGGCGTTTAGCAACGTGGCAAAAACGCGATTTAAACACATCGAAACCTTTAGAAACTAAAACCTTTACCCGCGCCTCTCAGGGGGTCAAAATGGAGTAGGCAAAAAAAACTTTAATTATTTTTAGAAAAAGTTTGCAAAAACAAAATAAGGTTATATATTTGCTGCATCAAACTCTTAAACACTTACACAATGGCAACTTTAACTAACACAATCAAAAAAGCGAACAAAGTAACAGGGCAAGAGCCTAAAATGGATGGTATGTTTTATACATACCTTTACAAAGGTTACGTGGTTAGCTTCGCAAAAAATGGCAGTTCAGATTACGCTACTAACTTTTACACAAAACGCGCTAACCTTAAAGACGATATCTATAGCGATTATTTCGCTGGTACGTTTCACGACAATATTTCACAGGCGTTTAAATTCGTTGATTATATAACACGCGACTAATAACAAAACGGGGCGCAGCATCCGAACAACTGCAAAAAAATGAACTCACTACCTAAAGTAGAACAAGCACTTATAAACCTTTGCCTGTCGCCCGACGAGCATTACAAGGAGATAATACCACAGCTTACCGAGGTATTGTTTACCGACGATTTAGCCCTACGCGCCTATAAGCTCATTAAGGCAATTATGAGCGATAACATTAAACCGAACCCAGTTACCCTTAATCAATACGGGCGTGCCGATAAAACGATTACAGCCGCCGAAGTAGCCAAAATTAGCGCGTGGGGTTCTGACCTATGGTATAACGAACCTATAAACGATTACATAGCGCTACTTAAAGACGAGCATATTAAACGCTCTATAACCTCTATAATGGCTCAAAACGCTTTAGGGCTATCCGAGCCGCGGGGCGGCGCTACAACCGCAACCGAAATAATTAAAAAACTAAACAGCCTGCTGGAAGACGGCAGCCCAAAAGATAGCATAATCGAAGCTATGGCGCTTGCATCGGATGAACGCGACGCCTATTACCGCCGTAGCGCCTTACACCTTTCGGGCAAAACAAGCGGCTTAAACACGGGCTTAAAGGCATTAAACAAGTTTACAGGCGGCTTTCACCCCGAGCTTATAATTTTAGCGGGTCGCCCGTCGATGGGTAAAACAGCGTTAGCGCTTTATCACGCCGTCGAGTTTGGCGAACCCGGTATTTACTTTAATCTCGAAATGAATAAGTCGCAGCTTTGCCAGCGCTTAATATTGCAGCACGCAAACGACAAAATTAGCAGCGCACGTTTACGCGACGGTAACCTAACGCAACCCGAGCTATACGAGTTTGAGCGTAGCATAGGGGCGGTTGAACAATTACCGATTTTGATTTACGACAAAGCACGTTGCGGCGTTCACGAGGCGGTAAGGGTAATGCGGCGCGAGGTACGTAAAAACCGCTGTAAGTGGGCTATAATAGATTATTTACAGCTAATGACTATCGAGGGCTTTAAAGGCGGCTCGCGCGAATTAGAAGTAGCGGAAATAAGCCGCACCCTAAAAGCCGCGCAAAAGGAACTAAACATACCTATTATAGCCCTAGCACAATTAAGCCGACAAGTCGAGCAACGCGCAGATAAAAAGCCTATATTATCCGACTTACGCGAAAGCGGCTCTATTGAGCAAGACGCCGACACGGTAATATTTATTTGGCGACCCGCTTATTATGGGTTAAGCGAAAACGGGATAGAATACACTAACGACGTTTTTTACCTATTCGAGAAACACCGACAAGGCGCGACGGGTGAGGTACGGTTTAAACATAACGAAACGCTTACAATATTTACCGACGCAGCAAGCGAGCAAGGTAGTACGTTTTTGCCTTTAGCCCCTAATTATGAATTTAACGGTAGCCCTTTTTAAATTGCCGCTAACTATCTGATAGCCGCTATAAATTTTTGTATAATGACAAACGAGCAACGCATACTCGATTACATGGTTAATTACGAACCCGAGCAAACCGAGTTTAAAGAGGGTGTAACGTACTATACCGATACGCTAAAAACGCATACAAGCTACGCCGCACAATTAACGACCGCCCCGAAAGGTTCGATAGCTTACAGAATGTATTTAAGCCGGGCGTTTGATTGGCTAAAGCTGTTAAAAAAACACGGCGTAAAATTGCAAAACAAAATCAATTAACGTATATTTGCACCCGTGGAAACAATAAAAAAAGAAAACAGGGGTGGTAAACGCCCTAACGCAGGGGCGAAAAAAAAGTACGGTTCAACTACTTCGACCGTATGCTTTCGCGTACCCGACACGCACCGTGAGCAAATAGTAGGCATAGTTCGCGCCTACCTCGACAAACTGAAACACGACTATAAACAAAAGCAACACGAAGCGCATTATGGATGCTAACAACTTACACCCAGTTACTAATTACCTTTACGACCAAATAGTAAACAAGCGCCAGCCGTTTACATACGACCTCTATTTAGAAGCCGTTAAAATTGAACGCAGCCTAATAATAGACACCTTTAACGAGGGGGCTACATACGAGGCGTTAGGCTTTAAACCAGCGCACCCACATACAAGCGCGGGCGAAGAATACTACACCGAAACCGAGGCGGCGTTATGAGTAAAAAGAAAACACCGATAGACCTATTTCGCGATTACATTTGGCAAAACTATAATATTGCCTTTTCTGAAAACGTTTGGCGTGAGGCTAAAGAAATCGAGAAAAAGGAAATAATACAAATCTATAACGAGGGCGCACGCGATACGCTCGAGCTGGGTGAAAAATATTATTACTACGTGTACGAATGAGCAACCTCTTAACAATACCGTGTGCGATTGAAAGCGTAGCAACCCGCCGCGATAAAACGATAAAAGTAATAATCGGTACGCAGGAACTAACGCCCGCGCAAATGAGCGAGCTATTAAACCTATGGGCTAACGGTATCGGTGTAATGGCGTTTAAGGGCGAAAAATTCAGCTATAACGACGAAGCGCTATTAAATAACCTAAAGCTAGACGCCGCCGAACTTGGAAGCAAGACACCGAGCCAGCGCCTACGCGCCGCACTATACGTTTTATTCGAGCAAAGCCCCGAGGGGTATAAGGAGTTTAACCTATATTACGCCGCTATGATTGAACGGTTTATCGATATGGTAAAAAAACGTATTGATAGTTATAAACTATAATTTTGTAAATTTGTAATTATGCCACTATTTCAGGGCGATAGCGACGCCGTAATACAAATGAATATCCGTAAGCTAATCGAAGAAGGTTACAGCCCGTCGCAAGCGGCGGCAATAGCCTACGCAGAAGCTGAAAAGTGGCGAAAAGCACGTAAAAGATGAACGCGAAAGGTAATAAGATTAAGAAACGTACACGCCTACCGATAGGCGCTCCCGATACGTATAACGAGGCATACCCTGAAAAGGTGTACGATATGGCGTTACTTGGTTTAAAAGACGAAAGCATAGCCAAAATATTAGGCGTTGCGTTAAGTACGTTTCATTTGTGGAAAAACGAATACCCAGCTTTATTAGACGCATTAACGCGGGGGCGTGAGGTTGCAGACGCTGAAGTAACTAAAGCAATGTATAAACGTGCGCTAGGGGTAACGATAGTCGAAGAAGCATTAACAAAGGACGGTGAAGTAGTAAAGCTCCGAAAAGAGTTACCACCCGACACGCCAGCGGCTAAACATTGGTTAGCGAATAGGCAGCGCGGTTTATGGTCTAATAACGGAGAAAGCCAAATAACAACGACCGAGCCGCTGGTAATAGTTCGAACCGAAACAAAAGAAAAGGATGCTTAAAACAATGGCAGTAGCGTTATTAATGGCAGCTATATTATTAGGGTTTGCCTTTGCTATTTACGTAACGACTAAAGGCTTTACCGACGACGAAAACGATTAATGAAGTTTACCCTAACCGAAACACAAACGACCGCCTACGATTACGCCGTTGATGGTTCGAAGCGCGTTATTGTTTTCGGCGGGGCAATTCGAGGCGGTAAAACATATTGGCTATTATTAACGCTTACCTCTTTATGTTTAACCTACCCGCGCTCGAGGTGGGCTATTATACGAAAGAGCCTACCCGACCTTAAACGTACTACATTCCCGAGCTTCGCAAGTATTATGATGGACGGCGTTTCTAGCTACGTTAAGAATTGGAATAGAGAAACCAACGTAATAACCTTTACCAACGGCTCGGAGCTTATATTTATGGCAGAGAGCTTCGACGAGGATAAAGACCTAAACCGCTTTAGAGGTTTAGAGATTAACGGCGCGGGCTTGGATGAGGTAAACGAATTACAGGAAGTAACTTTTTACAAAGTTCAGGAGCGTATAGGTAGCTGGAATAAAGCACATGGTAAGCCGCCTATCGTTTGCCTAGCAACGTGTAACCCCGCTCAAAACTGGGTTAAGTCGATTATCTATAACCGCTACCGGGAAAACACTTTACCCGAGCGCTGGGCGTATATACCGAGCCGTATAACCGATAACCCGCACATCGCGCCCGAATACCTCGAGAGCTTAAAAGAATTACCGCCTATTCAATACGCACGGTTTGTTGAGGGCGACTGGGACGTACTCGACGATGTTGCAAACCCGTTCCTATACGCGTGGGACGATGCAAAACATATTGACGATAGCGTAACACATAACCCGCACCTACCGACGTTTATAAGCGTCGATTTCAATATTAACCCTTTGTGCGCTTTGATAATTCAAAACGTTGGCAGCGCGGCGCGGGTAGTGGACGAAATAAAGATAGAGCGCGGCTCGATAGATGCGTTTTGCGACGCCGTCGAAGCGTTAAACATACCTACGGGGCTTATACGAATAACGGGCGATGCAATGGGCAAAGGCGGCACAATACAGGAGCGCGACAACTCGAGCGCCTATATTCAGATTAAACGCCGCCTCAAGTTAGCCGATAACCAAATAATAATACCAGCTAACCCGCGCCACGTTAATAGCCGTATAGATTGTAACGCGGCGCTACGTAAGCTCGATATTAAGGTAAACAGCAAAACGTGTAAGGGGTTTGTATTTGACGCGAAGCAAGTACAATGCAACGCCGAGGGGCAAATAATAAAAGCAAACCGTAAAAACTTAACCGAGCGTGCTGACTATTTAGATTGTTTTCGTTACTTTGTAAACGCAATTTTAAAGCGTTATATATGAGCGTATGCAGCACTTGTTTCGATAGTGGTATAGCCGTAGACGGTTGCGCTGGTAATATTGTTTTCGGCTACGTAACGCCCGAAACTGAATACACCGCTACCGTTACCCATAACGCGACAAACCGCGTGCAAACCTTTACGGCTACTTCAGATATTGACGGCTTGCTAACTATAAGCGGCGCAAAGATAGATAACGGGCAAGGCTATACGATACGGCTGCAAGGCTGCGACAATTTCACAATATGCGAAAACGAATACGCCTGTATAACCTTTGCTGTCATAAACAGCGATGTAGAAGCGGGTGGCACTATCAACCTATTAGATTGTATTCAATGCGGCGGATAATATCAATATTCAAAGGGTTTTATTTGTACCTAACAAGTAACAAAGAGGCTAACGCGTTAAGCGAAACACGTTACCCCGTTTGTCAGGTGTGCGAGTATAGGCATAAAGGGCTAGACACTTGTAAGCTGTGCGGCTGTTTTTTGCCAGCTAAAACCCGCGTTAAAGACGAAGAATGCCCGAACGGCTATTGGACTTAAAGGCAATGTTAGGGTTTATCGTTTGTACGGCTAAAGCTAAACGCGGTTTAGATACGGACGACGAAACACTACGCGAGATAACCGAAACCGACGCAGGCGAAACGGATTTAATAATAAACGTAGCGGATATAAGCTACATATTCGAAGCCGAAGAAACGACCGTTATGCAAATGATTAGCGGCGCACAAATAGAACTAACGGACACACTAGATGCAATTATTCAAAAGATTAGGCGCGCGACTGCGATTAATGTTATGGCGCAATAGAAACGCCGAGCTACCTAAATACAACCTCGTACAATTATTTGAGCGCGACGGGTACACCTATTACCGCTTCCCGAAAGAAACGAGCCTACCGTTAGAGCGCTTTGCTATGAGCATGGGCTTATTAGAGCGTTTAAGCTCGGGTTTATCGGGTAGTGAAATGGAGCAGATACTTACCGAAATGGAAAAGGCTTTAGGCGCTGGGTTAAGCAACCCAAAGAACGCGGCGGTTATGGCTACCTACATACACATAATAAGGGAGCGCCAAAACACGATAGTACACCGCGACCTATTGCTAAACATAGCTGCGACGTGGGTAGTACGCTCGGACGAAAACCCATCTATTATAAACCCCGATATACATAAAAAGAAACTAGAAGTATTTGAAGCGATGGCGGGGGAGGGGTCGCATGATTTTTTTACGCGTTTGGATATCGAGCCGCTCAAACCCTTACTCACTATTTCGCCAGCCGACTTAACGGTATTATGGGAATACAACCTAACCCAAATACAAAAGCTCAACGAGGCGCTAGCCCTGCTGACTACTCACCGGGAAGACGGGCAAAGAAAGCGCAAGACGGTTTAAGGGAGCAAGTCATGCACGTTGCGGGTAACAACGTTTTAGAGTTTAAGGAATTAATGGCTTCCGAAGTCGAGTTATTTTTGCTTAAATTTGAAATGTTTTATAAAGCTAACCGCGATGGCAGAAATACTAATTAAATACCGAGCCGAGGCAGGCGAATTAGAAGCCGCGGTTAATAAGATAAACGAAGCGAACGACGAAGCCGTAAAGAGCGCGTCAAAGGCTTCAGATAAGATAGCCGCTGAATATAAGAGCGCTGCCAAAAGCGCGGCGGCTGCGTTTAGTGGGGGTGAAGTATCAAAGGCTTTAGGGCAAAACGCCGCTGCGATTGAAAACATTACTAAAAAGGCGCAACCATTAACGAGGGTATTACGCGGTTTAAAAAACGAATTAAACCTTTTAGAAGAACAGGGCAAAGCCGATACCGAACAATTTAGAAAATTAACTTTAGAAGCCGCACGGCTCGAAGACCAAATAGGCGATACCCGCGCACGTATTAGCAACCTCGCAAGCGATACGCTAAAATTCGATGCAGGCGTTCAGGCGGTGCAAGGTTTAGCCGCTGGGTTTGAAGTAGCGCAAGGTGCGGCGGCGTTGTTTGGTAGCGAAAGCGAAGACCTACAAAAGGCTATTTTAAAAGTGCAGGGCGCTATGGCGGTCGCTAACGGCGTTCAACAAATAAGTACATTATTGCTCGAAGAAAGTAAACTAAAAACGCAGGCTTTAACAACAGCGCAAAGAGTTTATGCTGCGGTCGTTGGCACGACGTCGGGAGCATTAAAAGGCTTACGTGTAGCTTTAGCAGCTACGGGGGTCGGTGCTTTAATCGTAGGCATTGGTTTACTTATTGCCTACTTCGACGATTTAATGGACGCCATTAAAGGAACGAGCGATACTAGCCGTTCGTTAGGTAACGCATTAAACGAAAGTAAAACGGCTATCGCTGGGGCGGTTGAAGAAACGCAAAAGGTAGGTAACGCATTTGAGTTAGCAAGGCAAGGCGTAATAAGCAAAGAAGAAGCATTATTAACCTACAACGAAACTTTAGGCGATAGTTTCGGACGAACAACCGATTTAAATAAAGCTGAAGAAAATTTCGTTAAAAAGTCGGCTGCGTATGTTAAGGCGGCACAAATAAGAGCAACCGCACAAGCCCTAACAGCCGAGGCAGCTGCATTGGCGGCTGAAGCTGCCACCATATCAGGCGAGGAAGCCACCAGCTTTGGCGAAAAGATTGCAACCTTTTCAGCTGATTTAATTAGTGGCTTCAATAAATTGGTTGGCTCTAATTTAACAGCAGGAGTTTTTCAAGCTGAAAGAATAGCCATTGAAGAAAACGCAAAGCAACGGGTAAAAACTGAAAAGCAAGCGCAAGCTGATAGATTGTTTGAGGTTGCAAATGGCTTAACTAAAGAAGCTGAACTATTAGAAAACCAAGTAGGCATAGCATCGGAAGCCGAACAAAAGGTAAACGAAGCCCGAGCCGCCAAACGTAAAGAGGGTGCAGACAAGGCAGCCGAAGCGGCGAAGAAAGCCGAAGAAGACGCGAAGAAAGCCCGCGAGCGTTTAGCGCAAATCGAAAACGAGGCTTTCGTTACCCAGCTAACCGAGCAGCAAAAGGTACGAGCCGAAACAAACGAAAAGATTTTAGAGCTTGAGAAAACTTTTACCGAGGCGCGGTTTAAAGCTGGCACGGTTGAAGCATTGCGAGCTGAAAAAGAAAAGAACGACGCCATAGACCAACTAATAGCCGATAGGGATAAACGCATTAAGGAGCTTGACAAAAAGGCGCTAGAAGAAAGCGTAGCTAAACAAATCGAAGCTACTAAAGCCGCGGCTAACGCTACAACCGAAGAACAAATATTAGCCCTACAAACGCAGCGTGATATAGAGCTTGCAAACGCCGAAGCGCTCGGTAAGGATAAAGTAGAAATAACGACGCGCTATAATAACCAAATAGCTGACTTAAATAAACAGTTAGCGCAAAGCGAGTATAACACAAAGGTAGATACGTTAAAGGCTTTAGAACTTGTTGAGGGTAGCACATTAGACCGCCGTTTAGAGCTTATTAATATTGAAGCCGAACGCCGTAAACAGGAAGCTAAAGATAGTATTGACGATGCGAATGAAAGAGCCGCTAAAATAAAGTTAATCGAAGCCGAAACGCAAAACGCGATACGTGAAGAAAGAGCCAAAACAGCGAAGCAACAAGCCGACGAAGTATTTACGTTTATAGATAACTTTACAGGCTTAACAAAGGGCGTTATAGATTTACAGCGCCAGCAAAGCGAAAGCGCAATAGCTAACATAGAAGCCGAACGTGAAAAAAGTTTAGAGGTTATAAATAATAGCATTGAACTAGAAGCCGAAAAAGAGCGCCAGCGTTTAGCATTAAATAAAAAGGTAAACGCCGAAATAGCGCAACAAAAACGAAAGGCTGCAATAGCTGACAAAGCGTTAGCGATATTTGAAGCAACCATTAATACAGCCCGAGCCGTTACCGCAGCGCTAACCTCAACACCGCCTAATATACCTTTATCAATTATTGTAGGGGCTACGGGAGCGCTACAAATAGCAACGATAGCGAGTAAGCCTATACCGAAGTTTGCCCGAGGCGGTTTAATCGGTGGGCGTTTACATAGCGGCGGGGGTACATTAATCGAAGCGGAGCGCGACGAATATATTATTAACCGAGGTCAAAGCATGAAG